CATAACGTTCTATTTCATAAGCAGACATTGGTCTAGCATTGATAATTCCAATTCCGTCAGCAATATCCAATTTTAAAAAGAAATCACCATATTTTGTTACATTACGAATCCATGACCACATATTAAAGTCTATATTTAATATGTCATAAAATAAATTATAAAGAATTTTTTGTAATTTTGTATCATTAGTTTTAATAGTTAATATATCTCCAAATTGATCTTCTAATGTAGATTCATCTGAATATATATCTAAAGCTGAATGAATAATTGGGTCACGATCCATCATTTCATAATCAGTATACAATTGTATACGATTTTGATGCATATAATAGTTAGAATCATAACCACCATGGATACCTCCAATTTTATGTTTATTTGATCCATGCAGTCTAGTATATCTATCTGCTAATTTAGTAAATGCTAAGTTACCAGCTGATTGTAACTTATTAGTATCGATTACTCGTAGTTTATCTTTTCCTATTGCTCGCACTACTACATTAGTGCTAAATAGATTTCTCAAACGTTTTCTTAAGGAAGCCATAGAATAAATTCCAATTTCTTTTATTATAAATATAACTACTCAAAGATCCAAGCAAATTTTATAATAACCAAGTTAAATCTTCGTCATTTTTGCCGTTATTCCAATTCCAACCTGCATCTTTTATATTATTTTTTCCAGTATAAATAGTATTATTTGTTTTTTGAAATTGAGTTAAAGCTCGTTTGTTTAAATCAATTCCTTGTTGTCTTAATTTTAATGATGTATCCCGTAACCAAAGTCCAATACAAAAACTCATTACTAAATCATCATTATAACCTACTTGTGATTGTGCTTTTCCATTTAACCATATAAATACAAATAACTCTTGTATAAGTCTTTTACTTCGTATTACAGGTGTATTTTCACGCATATACATTTCTAATGCTGAAATCATTAATGGTCTTGTTCTACTTGTTGTAGAAACACCAGGAACCATTTTTGATTTATCTTTCATATCATATCCTTTTTGTAATTGAATATCGACATCTACATAGCCATCATCTTTATATGTATAAAATAAATTTTCATAGTTTCTATCTAATGCTGGTTGAATTGCAGCCCAACCTATATTTGCATTTTCAATTGCAAGTAATGCATTATTCCATTCTGTTGCAACAGTAACAAGCATATTTCCAAAATCTTTAGGAGGCAATTTACCTTTATATTCAGCTACTTGTGTAACAGATTCTACTTCAATAACATGAAATGCAGACCAATCTGCACTATCACCACGAGCAACGTCAGCTACAACTATATAATTTTTTGAATAGTCTGGATATTCCCACACCCAATACCCATTATCATATCCACGTTTTTCTATAGGATCACAACATTTTTCTTCATATCCTAAAAGTATTTTACCATCAACAACAGTATGTCCTGAACTAACAAAATCACAATCACACTCTTGTGCAGCTCCACGTTCGCCTAATAATTGTGTCTGTTCATTTCTCCAAACAGAATCACGTTCTGGATGTACATTCCAATGTAATTTAATATTATGCCATTGTGTTTGTGGATTTGTTTCACCATCAACCCATGTTTTATGAAACCAATTACCTACACCATTAGGAGTAGATAAAACTATTGCTCCACCACCAGTTGATAATGTTGCTTGTGATGCTATCCATATTTCTTCAATATTTCTAATAAATGCAGCTTCATCAATTATTAATAATGATAATGCTTCTGAACGTGCTCCAGTTGTTGCAGATGAAACTGCTTTTATTTGTGAACCATTTTTAAATTTTAAAGATAATTTATTATCTGCTTCAATAGTTCCCTTTAACCAACTAGGAAGATTATCATGCATTACACGAACTTTAGTTACTAAATTTTTAGCTACTTCTTGTGTAGTCGCAATAACTAATACATTAAAATCTTCTTTAAATAGCATATTCCATAAAGCAAATCCTGCAGATAGAGTTGATATACCTAACTGTCTAGATTTTAAAATAACACTGTATCTGTTATCTCTAAGTTCTGCTAATGAGTCTTCTTGGAATGGATATAAATTAAATTTTATTTTTCCTTGTTTAGGATGTTGTATATAACAATATTGTCGCATAAAGAAAATAGGATCTTTAGCACACATTGTGTACTGTTGTTGTATGACTTCTTTTATACTTGGTTGTGACATTATTGAATTATTGCTACTATAAATCTACCAGTTAATACGGCAGTTAAAATACCAGCGCCAAAATAAATTGCTTTATGATTATACCATTTTGGTTGCAATTTTTTTTGTTGTTCAACATATAAATTTATATTTGTTTCTAATAATTGAATTTGTTCTTGTTTATATACCAATTGTAAAGAATCTAAACTTAATAATTCTTCTTGTTTTTTAATAATAGCTTCTTGTTGTGATATTAATTCAACATTAACAGAATCTTGAAAGTATAAATCATCTAATGTTTCTGATATATCATGAATTTGCTCTTCAGTAAAACATGTATCTGATACAGTTTGTGTTAATCCAATTATCGGAAATAATAATATAACAATTAATTGTTTCATTTTTTCCTTTTTGATCTTTTTGTTTTTGCAATAATATTACTTTTTGCTGATGCCGTTGTTCTTTTTTGATTTGATTTACGTTTAGTTGATTTTGTTTTTTTAGCTGTTTTTTTCAACTCATTCAAATCTTTTTTAACTTTTTTCTTTTGTACTTTAACTTGATCTTCTTTACCTTTTACACGTTCAATCTTTTTTTCATTATCATCAATCTTTTTTTGTATTTTTTTAACAGATTTTAATTTATTAGATTTTGTTAGTGCTGTAATAATTGCAAATAGTCCAAGTATTCCTCCGACAATCCATTTCCAATTTGTTTTAATTTTGTTCCAAATTTTCATTTTCTTCTCCTGTAAGATGTTTATTTAATTTTTTTAAAAAATCTTTTTTATAAGATTCAAATCCTTTAGTAATTTTTTCTTCAAATTCTTCTGGAGTCATTTTTGCTGCATATGAATCTGTATCTCCTTCACCGTTAATTACTAATTTAGATGCTTTTGTATATACTTCTCGTAACATTTCAACATCTTGTTCTGCGTTTTTTAACCAAGCTAACGCATTTGCTTCTATACGATTTTTTGCGTATTCTTCAAATTTTCCTTGTTTTCTGAGTTTATGTTCCATTTCTACAACACAATTAAAACACATACCATGAATTGCTCTCATTTTTTTATTTAAATAATAATTAGGATCTGCACCACAACATGTATCTGAACAATTTGGGAATGATCTTAGTTCTTCTCTAACTTTACCTAATACTGCAGAATTTTTTGGTTTTCTTGTTCGAAAGCCATCATGTTGTTCTATAACGTAAATATTACCTTTAGCATCAACATCTTCCCATATATCGCCAACTTTATGATGTTCGTTGCGTTTTTGAGCTGTGTCTGTGTCAGAAAATCCAACTGTTTTTTTAGTTTGAAATTTGTGTGTGCCATCCATCATCTGTTGAATGGCTTTAATGTTTTGTAACTTATTTGATTTTGCCATAATTTATTATGCTTCGTTTTCGGTATAATCGTCTGAAGGGGACGGGTTTGGTAATTTAATATCAGCATTCCGCATCGCTGTTGCTATTGCTTTTTTAAATTGTGTAGCTTTTGCAGTTGTCATACCTTTCATTAAATCTTTTATTGGTTGTACTACTTCTGGTGCAACTTCTAAAGGTGTTGCATTAGCTAATTTTGATTTAACATCCGATACAAATTTTTTAATTGATGATTTCATTTTTGATGCCATTTCTTCAGCAGCTGGATCTGCAGTATCTTCTGAATCGTCAGCTGCGGAAGTTACATCTGGTGATGGTGATGGGCTAGGTGCACTAGTTCCGCCACCGCCTGTAAATACTGGGGTATCATCTGCTGTTGGAGTTTCTTCTGGTGTATCAGTATCAACATCTGGAGTTTCTACGTCTGCTTCTGGTGCATCTGCTTCAGGCGCGTCTGCTTCTGGTGCTTCTGCTTCTGGTGCTTCTTCTCCTTCTTGTTCAAATACATAATTTTCACGTAATACTTTAGCAATTTTATTTCGAACATATTTTCTAATTATTTGTTCTTTTTCTGATTCGGATAAATTAGATACAGATTCTTTAATAGTTTCTTCATTTTCTGGTTTAACTAATGAATTAGTAATAGCTCCATGATTAATACGTTCTAATTTTTTTAGAAATCCATCGGTATCTTCAATTTGTAATTTTTCAAATACTTTACGTGCGTGATCAGCTGTATATTCACCTTGTTCAACTTTCTTATAAAGTCTATCAGTAATTTTAGGTACCATATTTTCAACATCATCAATTACTTCAGTTGCATATTTTCTTGCTACCAATGGTTGCATTTGTTTTGTTGAATTAGGAACCATACCATAATTATCTTCTGACGTATAATCTTTAATATCTTTACGTGTTTCAGGCTTCAAAGACTTTTCCATGTCTTTTGGTGCTTTGTATTTAGTTTTGTGTTTTTCTGCCATTGTTTTATCCGTTTATTTTATATAAATATTACCTTGCGTATTTTAACGCTCCTAGTATCTGATTTACTGGTGCAAATGATCCTGTTAGTTTATATGTGTTTCCGCCATATGTAAATACAATTCCTTCTATAGGTACTATAGTATCAAATCCACCTATTGATTCAATTTGTTTAAGATGTGTTTCTAATTTTTTAATAGTTTCAATATTATCTGATGTTTGTAATTCTTTAATTAGTTCAGTTAAATTATTTTTTATTTTTTGAACTGCTTTACTTGGATTTGCTGCTAAATAGTTTTTAATATTTTTTAATACTACAGCACCAAGTCGTAAAAATATAGATTCAAAAGGTTTTATATTTTGTTTTTGATATAATTTAAAATCTTTTTTATCAAAAGAAGATACCCAATCAGCAAATGGTTGATTGTCTATTAATTTTTTAATTTTAGTTATACTAGTAGACTTATCATTAAATGCCCATCTATATACTAATAATTCTATTACTTCATCTGATATTTCATATCCTAATTGATTTGCTTTTTCTTGTATAATATTTTTCCACCATGCTTTATGATATTCTGATACTACATCCGTTTCTTTTAAACCAAATTGATTTCTTAAACTATCAATCTCAGCAAAAAATGCAGCTTGGCGATCTTCAAAATCTTCAATTTGTCCTAATTGCATTTTATTAGGTGGAATAAATGAAAATGTTTTTTGCATATGAGCATTAGCATTTTGAATTATTTTTTGTAGTTCAGCACCGCCGGCCATGTCTGTTTGCACAACTTTACCATTTTCGTCATATTCTACTAAATTATGAAATTGTAATACTGCAGTTTCATATGCAATAATATTTGTAGTTGCTGGATAAATAATTTCCATGTTTGCAAAAACACGACCATTTTTAAATATAGCTTGCAATGTTCTTGGAGATAATTGTTTTAACGCACTAGTTAAATCTTCTGCAGTTTCGGTAAATGCATTAACAACTGCTTTATATCCTTGTGCTCCTTTTACACCACTTTTTTCTACTTGCTCTTGGTATTTTCTTTCAAAGTCAGCTACAATTTGTTCTGGCGTTAATGGATTTCGTATTGTTTTGATACCTCTAGCAAAACCAGTTGTACCATTTTTCCATGTTACTTGAATATTTTGACCGTCTGTCTTTTCAGTTACAGCTTCTTCCATATCTAATCGACCTTGTAATGCTCTTGAAACTATTTCTTTCATATCATTAAAAGTCAACCCGTAAGCATCATATGGATGATTCATATGTCCTCCAGCTCCGCCTTCTGTTAGTAAAGATTCTTTTATAGGTGCACCAAACACTGTTTTACTAAAATTAGTAAAATCATAAACAAATTCTTGTCCTGATGTTTTATTTAAATGTTTTCTTAATGCTTTTATTTTTTTATCATGAGCTTTAGCTAAATCAGGTGTTGGATATCCTCCTTCAAAAAGTTCATCTATATCTTCAGATAATGCATTACTCCACCATGATTTACTAAGCATTGATTCTTGAACACCAGTTAACATTTGCCATATGTTTTTAACTACGGCTTCTTTAGTTCCAGGATATGATGCTGCAAATGTTTCATAGTCATTTTCAGCAATTGCTTTTCTAACAGTGCTAGCAGAAATAGGATTACCATTAGCATATGTTAATGGATCAACATCTATTTCTAATGGATTAACATTGATACCAGCTGGCATCTTTCTTCCGCCTTTATCTCCAACTGTTTTATATTTTTCTACGTTTCCAGCAAAACTCATAGCTCTAACATAGTCGTCGCCTTTTTTAGATGCGGCCATGGCATATGTTCCATTATCATTTTCTGGTAATGCAAATAGATATTCATATGCAGCCATTATTGGAGAGTTATAATCCGTAGGTTGCATTATAATTTTTGGATTAGTATTAATTAAATTGAATATTTCTGCACTATCTTTGCGACTAACACCATCTCGTTCTTTTGGTCCAATAAGCATTATTACACGTTCTACATTGGAAGATTGAGCATAGCGGTTTGCTAATGCAATATGGGCGCCGGTTAAAGGTTTGAACCCGCCTGGGAAAAGTACTGTCGTTTTAGTCATTTTATATAAATATTCCTTAGTTATTTTCTAGTGTTCTTATTCTACTTTCTAAAGTTTTTATCGATTCAACTAATAGTGGTATTATTTCTTGTACTGAAATTGATTTAGAATTTTCAATATTAAGAGAACCAGAATATATTATAGAACCAGATGGCCTAGTATTTACTAATTCTGGTAAAACTTCTTCAA